GAAAGACCTGCTAGAGGAGATAAATACAGGGGCGTTTGATATTGAAATTACAGGGTTCGATGACAAAGAAATCGAAGAACTGATGACACAGTTTCATGTGGCGGGGGAGGGCTTAACTGATGATGATGCAATCCCCGAGCAGGTAGAAACCATCTGCAAGACAGGGGACTTGTGGCAGTTAGGAAATCACCGCTTACTCTGTGGCGATTCTACCAAGAAAGAGGATGTGGCGAGGCTGATGGGGGGCGAGAAGGCGGACATGGTGTTTACTGACCCGCCGTATGGTGTCGATTATGAGGGTAAAACCAAAGATAAGCTAAAAATCAAAAATGACAAAATAGATGATATGTATTCATGGTTATATGATGTATTTACTACTATGTATGGTTTTATGGCTGACGGTGCATCGTACTATGTATGTTGCCCGGCGGGCAACATACATAGGGCATTCCAGAATGCCCTACAGGATAGCCAATTACCAGTCCATCAGGGCTTGGTTTGGCTTAAGAATAGCATGGTAATGGGGCATAGTGATTACCATTACAAGCATGAACCTATACTTTATGGCTGGAAAGAAGGCTCTCATTATTTTACGGATGATAGAACGCAGACCAGTGTGTTTGATGTAGCTAGACCATCACGGAGCGAACAACACCCAACAATGAAACCCGTTGAGCTTATAGAAAGAGCTATCAATAACTCCAGCAAGGTTGGGCAGATAGTCCTCGACCTCTTCGGTGGTTCAGGTTCAACCCTCATCGCCTGCGAGAAGCTATCCAGAAGGTGCTTCATGATGGAGGTAGACGAACATTACTGTGACGTAATATTGAAAAGGTGGTCGGACTTTACGGGGAAGTCTCCAATGCTACTCGATAAGTAGCATTTTTAGGATTTGCTTTATCCCATTTTATATGGCAGGAGCGGCAAAGCCAACGGACTTTGAGAGGTTGGGAGTAATCATAGTGTGCTCCCTCTATACGTTGTCCGGTTTTACCACATTCTTCACAAGTACTGGGTCTTATTATATGTCCTTTATTAACGTGGTATGCCAATAAAGATTGAGCAGAACGGGCTTTAGTAATCGTAATCCGAGTCGACTTTCTGCCAGTTGATTGAGCCTTACACCTACATTTCCATGAACAGAATTGACGATTATAATGGTCAGCTTTAAACCAGTTGCCACAGATACAAAGCACGTAAGCTCTATATCTACCCTTATTACAAACATTGCAAGTGGCGTTTTTATAGAGGGGTTTTACAAAAGTTTCATTTCCACATTTGTTACAAATAAATTTAATATTCATTTGAACATATTATAACACGATGGATAATAAATTGCAACTAATCATAAAGCGGTGGGAAGATTTTACAGGCAAAAAGGCAGTCAAATTAGATGGACGCAACAACTCAAATTAAAACAGAGACAGGCAGGCAGCGCAGCCTCGCCAATTTAAGACCTGCTAAAAAAGGGGAGACACGCAACCCGAACGGCAGGCCGCCTCGTATTCAGTGCGTAACCTCTTTGCTGGCCGAGCTACTTAACGGCGAGCCAGAAAAGGTTAAGGCCAAATGGTTGAAACAAACCAACGGTCACCCCACTGGTGGCATGGTGGTTGCTATGGCTTTATTTGCCAAGATGGGGCGTGGTGACTTGACAGCTATCAAAGAGGGGCTTGACCGAGTGCAGGGTAAATCCCGTGAGTCTGTTGACGTAACCACTAACGGGCAATCCCTCGAATCGAAGCCCGTCTTTATCGTAGCCGACACCGCCACAAAAGCGGCAGCCGAGGCCATAATGAACGAGGCAAACTAATGTGGAACAGCAAAAACTTACAACGGTATATCGCCGCAACGCCGAGGCCTACATGTCACGCCCTGCTATCCGTCGGGCATTAAACGAGGGAGGCACATCATCTTCGAAGACAATATCAATCCTGCAACTTCTTGACCAGATAGCCCGCCACTCGAAGCGGGACATGATAATCACAGTCTCCAGCGAATCCATGCCGCATTTGAAAAGAGGCTGCATACGTGACTTCTTCGGGATCATCGGGGAAAGCGCACAGCTTAACCCCAACTATTCCCAGACCGAACACATCTATGACTACACGAGCAATGGTGTGAGAAGACAGATTGAGTTTGTAGCCATTGACGAGCCGAGCAAGGCAAGGGGCGGCAGGCGGCAAATCTATTTCCTGAACGAGGCCAACAACAACCCGTATGAAGCCTTTAAAGAGATGGACATCCGCACAGAGTTATTCACGTTCCTTGACTGGAACCCCACGAGCGAATTTTGGGCGCATGAATATCTGAGAGGGCAACCCGAAAACGCCTATATCCACTCGACCTACAAAGATGCTGAATGGGTGCTGCCCGAATCAATCATTAAGAACATCGAATCCAACCGCGACAAAGACCCCAACTGGTGGAACGTGTACGGTCTGGGCCGTATAGGCAGGATTGAGGGCTTGGTCTACCCCTACTTTGAGCAGGTAGACGAGCTGCCGAAGGGCGATGTGTTCTACGGCTTGGACTTCGGGTATACCAATGACCCAACCGCCCTTGTCCGGTGCGTCATTCAGGGTAAAAATCTCTACTGCCAAGAACTTATATACCAGTCCGGGCTGACCAATGACGCAATCGCCTACCGCATGGCCGAACTTGGTGTCCGTAAGGGTTATGACGAGATATTCGCAGACGCGGCAGAACCCAAATCCATAGAGGAAATATACCAGCATGGGTTTGATATCAAAGCCTGCCCTAAAGGGGCTGACAGTGTGGAGTACGGCTTACAGAGGGTGCGTCAATATCGTATCCACTGGACAACTGACAGCTTAAACGGCATCAAGGAAATAAGAAACTACCGGTACATTACCGATAAAAACGGGGCACTGACTGCTAAGACGACCCACCAGTGGAGCCATATGATGGACGCGATGAGGTACGGGGTCGTTGGCAAGTTATTACTGAATTCATACTTTGACGTGGGGTAGATATGTTAGAAAAAATCAGAAACAAAATAGCAGTTTCATTGCTAGACAAAAAGAGCTTTGATACCACGTCGCCGGAGCTGGCGAGCTTCTATCAAGGTTTATATTCCATGTTTTCTTTGCCCGGTCAGCCAGTCTATACAGAGATAACGGCTGCCAAAGCCATCAAGGAAGGGTACAAAATGGCTGTGCCTATCTATCGGGGCATTAGAGCTATGATTCAAGCTGCCTCCGGTATTCCGTGGGTTGTGCTCGATGTTAATGGTGAGCAAATTCCCAACCATCCCTTTACGATTGCATGGGCACACCCTAACCCCGAATTCAGCGGACAGGACAACATGGAGTATATCGTCGCCCACATGATACTGGTAGGCGCATCGTATGTGCGCCCCATATATGATACGAAACAACCGCGTGAGTTCTGGATAGAAATGCCTGACCATATACAACCTATACCGTCTTCGGACCGTAACAAGTGGCTGGATGGTTGGCAATACACAGACGAACTAGGAGTCAAGCATCGAGTAGCTAAAGAGGCCTTTATCCAATTTAAACAAATTGACCCCGGTAATTTCTATACCGGCATGGGAGCAATACTTCCAGCCGGGAGGGTTATTGATATCTACAACGAGGGGCTGGATACCCAAAAGGTATCTATGCAGAACCGGGGTATGCCCTCTGGGCATTTATTCCCAGAGGAACCGATGAACCCCGAACAGTTCGACAAGTTTAAACGTAAATTTGAAGACAACTATCTGGAGAAATCCAACCGAAGAATGCCTTGGTTATATCCCAACAAGATGAACTGGATAGAATCATCCATGACACCGGTGGAGTTGGATTATAACAATTCTCTGTGGACTAATATCAGGCAGATAGCCTCTGCAATAGGCATCGACCCGTGGTGGTTAGGAGACCGCGAGCATTCCACTTATAACAATGTTCAGGAAGCACGCCGTTCCCTCTATGAAGATAATGCCCTGCCCATGCTGGACGATATTAAAGCCACGCTTAACCTCAAGGTAGCCCCGCTTTATGGCGATAATATTACAATAGCTTATGACGTATCCAATATTGCAGCCTTAAGAGATGATTTCGGAAAGAAAACCGAACAAGCCACGAGATTGTGGGCTATGGGAGTCCCCTTCCAGCAGATTAACAGTAACCTCGAGCTAGGCTTTGATGAATTCCCAGGTTGGGGAAGGTCATATTTACCATTCAGCGTAGCCCCGGTTATGGAAAGCGGGCTACCTGAAATAGTGGACGAGCCAGAGACCACCGGGGCTAAGTCACTTCACATGGACATGACAGAGGAACAAAAGGTAGCCGAATGGAAGCGCATAGATTCCCGCCGGATTGGCTGGTGGGGTGTACTGGAAAAACGATTCGAGCCTCTATATACCAAATTGGGCAGCGCCGTAGCCAAAAACCCCGATAGCCTTGATGATGTTTTCAAGAGCCTGTCCCCCGAATGGGAAAAGACTTTAACCGCTATTACCCTTACCCTGATAGAAGATTTCGGCAAACAGACCGCTGACCGATTAAAAACCAATAATCAGTTACTGGAATTCAAATTTGACCCATTCTCAGCGGCAATTAAAGCTTGGGCTACTGCTCACGCTGCCGAATCAGTTAAAACTATCATGAAGACCCAGCAGTCCGCCATGCACGACCTTATAACCTATGGGATAAGCAATAACCTCTCCAACACCCAAATAGCCAAGTCAATCAAGCAATTTTATACAGACAACGCCCGCAGTCTGGCAATGCGAGTTGCTCGGACTGAAACAGCTATTGCAGCCGGATATGGTCAATCGGCTGCAGGCAAACAATCAGGGGCTAATAAGCGCCGCTGGCTATCAAGTCGGGATGATAGAGTCCGGGATGCTCATGTTGCTTTAGATGGGCAGACAGTGGGCATTGATGAGCAATATTCCAATGGTATGGCCCATGTGGGTGACCCGGCTGGCGGGCCGGAAAATATTATCAACTGCCGATGCGTGGAACAATTTTTTAAGGAGTAAAACAGGTGGAAAAGAAAAACTTCCGATTTCAAATGAAGGAGTTTGACGAACAAACAGGAAATTTCGAGGGAATAGCCTCAGCCTATCGTAAGTCTCCCGATAAGGTCAAAGATATTGTGGAACCGGGGTCTTTTACCAAAACCATTCAGGAAAACAACAACGGAGTTATGCTCACCTTTCCTCCGCATGATACTGATTCACCGATTGGTATTGGCCCGATTACCGATAGTACGGACGGTATCGTAGTTAAAGGGCAAATCCTTAGAGGTATCCAAAAGGGCGAAGAGGCTTACCTGCTCATGAAAGCCGGGGTAATCAGGACGCTGTCTATAGGATACGAAGCCATCAAATGGGAAATTAAAAACGGCATCCGGCATCTGCAGGAAATAAAACTATATGAGATAGGGTTAGTACCGGGGAATTTCGCCGCAGATGATATGGCAGTAATACACAATGTTAAGGCGATGACCTTTGCAGAAGCCTTAACAAACGAAGAGCTTATAAGCAAACTCTGGCGCATATTTAGCACGATGGAAAACGTAATCATGGGAATTATGCGCGATGAAGAGGAAACCGATAAAGTCAACTCTCTGCGTCAAGCTGTTGATGAATTTTCGGGTACCTTTAATAACTGGATAGACGCAATGGAGAGTAACGGCGCTTTCAAATCGGCTCTTGCCATACTCGCAAGAAAATCAGGCCGGATATTGAGCGCCCGAAATAAAGAAGCAGTCCAACACGCTACGGATGTCCTATTAGCACTTCTGGCCGAAACTGAAGACGAAGCGGAGCCGGGTAAAACCACTCCCCCGCCGGACGAATCAAAGGAAGCCGCACAGATAGACGCTATCCGGGCTAAATTATGGGGATTTGATGCTAAAACAGCTGATTCCCGAATAGACGAAATTACAAAACGAATAGGAGTACAAACACATGTCTGAAGGAAAACAGGAAGTAAAAACCGAGGATATTCTTGCTAAGGTAAATGGCCTAGCCGATGACCTTCTGAATTGGAGAGAGCGGGCTGACCAGGACATCAAAGCCGCCGGCGAAATATCCAAAGAAACCAAGTCAACAATTGCCACTTTGGAAAAGAAACTTGATGACCTGCACGTACGGGTTGAAAAGAGCGAGACACCCGTAGGACTTCATCCGTCCACACCCGGTAAGAGCATTGGACGCCAGTTCATCGAGTCCAAAGCCTACAAAGATATAATCCAGTCAGGGAACTATGAATCTTCCCGGTTTGAGGTCAAAGAAATCATTTCCAGCAACCTTTCCTCAGCGGGTGACTTGATAGTGCCTGAGCGTGTACCCGGCATAGTAGCCGCACCTGAACAGGCTCTCCGAATCAGAAACCTACTCGCTCCCGGCAACACCACCTCTAACGCCATAGAATACATTGAAGAGACACTCTTCACCAATGCAGCTGCAGCGGTAGCCGAAAGCGTTCAGGGGTCTGTCGTTAACAAACCTGAATCTACCCTGCGCTTTGACAAGAAAGTTGCCAGCGTTGGCACATATGCGCACTGGATTCCTGCTTCCCGCCAGGTCATAGCTGATGCTCCCCAGCTCCAGAGCTATATCAACGAGCGCCTCACTTATGGGCTTAAGTTGGTAGAGGATGGCGTTTTGGCTGATGCTCTGATTGACGCGGCCACTGCTTACGATGAAACTCTGGAAACTACTCTTGGTGTTGAAGCAGTCAGTCGCATAGACAAAATCAGAGTGGCCATTCTGCAGGCCCGGCAGGCTCAGTACCCCGTCTCCGGCATTGTCATTAACCCGGTTGATTGGGCAGCTATGGAATTGCTGAAAGACACTCAGGAACGCTACATCTGGGTATCAGTTGTTGATGGCGGAACTGCCCGTCTGTGGCGCGTACCTGTTGTTGAAAGTGATGCCATAGAAGCGGGTACATTCCTGACCGGCGCATTCCGTCTGGGCGCTCAAATTTGGGACAGGGAAGGCGTTAGCGTCCGGGTATCCGAACACCATGCGTCTTATTTCATTCAAAACACGGTTGCTATCTTGGCTGAAGAACGCTTCGGGTTGACCATCTATCGGCCTCAGGCTTTCGTTTACGGCTCATTCAGCTCCGGCAGCTAGACCAGTCTTTAGGCCAACAAATTAAAGCTACGGGGGGGGCATTTCTGCCCCCCCCCGTACAGTATGAGGTGATATGAAATGGTGGTAGTAACTCTTAGCCGGCGGACAAACAAGATAACACCTGTTCAAACGTCAGTAGTACGCCCAATACAATTGTCCAGACCGGACTATAAACACCCTGATAATATAAATCCAAACCAGCGGGTGGTTATCATGGCAGCGGGTGTCTGCCGTAGATGGAACAATTATCTGGGTATGCCAAAGCAATTGGCTCCCGTAAACGGTGAACCCATTATCAAACGGACTATCCGTCTCCTTAAAGAACGCGGTATAAGCGATATCTGGGTTACTGTCCGAACGGCTGGCCAGTATGGAGATTTAGGGGTCAGAGAGTACATCAATTTGGAACATAACCAGTACTCAATAGACCGTATTTACGGGGCACGTGAATTATCACCAGCCATATATCTGTATGGCGATGTCCATTACACAGAACCGGCTATTGATACCATTCTGACCGATACTAATGATTTCAGGTTCTTCGGCCGGAGACATGCCGGCATCATCAAAAATAACAGGGAAATTTACGCGATTAAAGCTAATAGCTTCATCATACAAAAGGCAGAGGAATTAAGGGAAATGCACGCCAGCCACCAGGTACTTAATTCACTTGGCGGGCATCTACTTATTCATTGTCTGGGTATACCGATTAATAAACGCACCAAAGACCACACAGCAGACGATGCCCAATTAACACCCATGCTGACCGATATAGATGATGAGACCACCGACTTTGATTATCCCGGTGAGTATATCAAATTTCTAAAGATACTTAAGCAGCCGGCACTCGTACCTATCAAAAAGACAATTACACCTCAGTATATTAAAACCAAACCTGTCAGGAATTACTACACCATCGACCGCCTGACACATGACCTGATTCATGAGTTTTTGCCTAAAATGCCCGATGTAGACTTAATCGTAGGCATTCCACGTGACGGAATGCTGATAGCCTATCTGATTTCAATATACCGCAATATCCCATTCACTGACCTTGATAGCTTTATATCAGGACATATTTATCAGCCTGGCATCAAACACCGCAAGGAGAAGACCGATATAAAGCGGGTTCTGGTTGTAGATGATATCTGTGCCTCCGGCAATGCCATGAAGGATGCTAAATCCCAAATTCCCTCCGGCGACTATCAGCTGTGTTATGGCGCAGTATATGTATCAAAACCGGATGAGAAACTAAGGGCCGGCATTATTGACTGTTACGGATGTGAACTGATTGGCCCTCGTCATTACCAGTGGACTCATTGCGATGCCGTCCACTTACCCGGCACCATGATGGATATAGACGGGATTCTATGCCCGGATTGGGACGGTGAGGATGATAACGTCCAATCATATGTGGATTGGCTTCAGACTGTCCCTCTCAAAATCAAACCTCAGAACATAGGCACATTGATTACCTGGCGGAGGGAAGAACATAGAGCTATAACCGAAGCATGGCTGGCCATACACGGGATTTCTTACGGTCAGCTGATTATGTGTAATCGTAACCAATGGGCCAACGCTGCAGAATTTAAAGCATCGTTCTATGGAAAAAGTGATGCCCGGTTATTCATTGAGAGTTCGGCCAAGCAAGCTGAGAGGATTTATCAACTCACAAAAAGACCAGTTGTAGCCTTTGATACTAACGAAGCATGGGGGTTAGACGAATGAAAATCAGAATTCTTAAACCATTTGAAACTACTAAGGGCAGGCTAATTAAGGGCAATGTAATAGATATCACGCCGGCGGTAGCCCAACGCTGGATTACACAAGGTGACGCAGAGCCAATCAGAGAACCTGTTAAGAAACTTTCTCCTGAGAATAAGGTTATTACTCCCCCTGAAAATAAACCCACCCGGCGCCAAGCCAGAAAGGCAAAGAAATGAGCCTTTCGGAATATGCGATTGTAACATTAACGGAGGCCAAAAACTACCTGCGCATTGATGGCAGCGATGATGACACCACACTAGAACTCATGATAGAGATGGCTACGGAAAAGACTGAGGACTATTGCAGCTCATACTGGGTGAAGCGGAGTGTTACTGAAACCCATATAGGAGATGGTAAGACTTATTTATACCTCTACAGGACGCCCATAGAGAGTATCGAGTCAGTCATTGTGGACGGTGTGGAACTTGAAGATGGTGATTATGTAGAGCTTCTTGCTATAGGACGCCTGACAGGTAGGATATGGGCTAAAGATTCTGTGATTGTGGTTTCTTACACTGCCGGATATGCCGATTCTTATGGTGAGATTGCAATTCCTAATGCTGCAAAATTAGCCGTTCTTAATGCTGTAGCTGTATGGTGGAATAACCGGACTGGAGTAACTGGCGAAAGCATCTCCGGCATAGGTTCTGTAACTTATGGGAATGAGGAGGAATTGCCGAATAGCGTTAAAGCTAAACTATCCTCACTCAGGAAATGAGTCTTATGATAACAAATTTTTTAAAAGCTAAATGTACTATCCAGACCAAAACTGCCACATCTGGACCGCTCGGTGAAACCGAAACATGGGCAACCGAAGAGACACGCTGGTGTCGTAGGGTATCGGTTGATGTTGCTACCAAAACAGCCTACATGCAGAACAATACAATCGTAACTTATAAGTTCGTGTTTGATGGAACTGTCGCTCTGCTACTTGGACAGCAAAGAATAATCTACCAAGGTAAAGTTTACGAGTTGGTGGAATCTGCGCAGCATATTGAAGGTAAAACTGTTGTAATGACAGTTGTAATGACAAATGGTGGCAGCTAATGGGTGTAGAGATAGCTTTTACCGAAAACGTATCAGGTGTAATGAAAAAAATTGATGATACTGCCAGAGAGCGAATGTGGGAAGCGGTAAATTCAGTCAGAAATACGACATTAGAAAACCTGTCCGGCCAGCGTTCGGGTAGACAATATTATGTCCCCGGGACTAAGACGAAATACACGGCTTCGGCTAAAGACGAATATCCGGCTGTGGCCACAGGGCAACTTTGGCAATCTATCAAAGCCACTATAGAGGTAGACGGCTCACAAGTAGCAATAAAGACATGGCAGGAAGAAAGTCCACCATCACCTGGTAGCGGTAAAAATATCCTTGGATTAGTGGGGACTGAACTCAATTACGGACCTATGTTGGAATTCGGAACATCCAAAATGAAGGCCCGTCCATGGTTGAGACGTACATTCGAATCTCTGGAATCCAACCTGAAAGAAATATTTGTAAGGGCGTGGTTCTAATGGATACGCAAGCGGCCTTAATGACAATTGTATATGACCAATTGGTGGGTGATAGTCAACTTGCTACCATAATGGGAACTGTCAATGTACATCCGCTATCTTCACCTGCCGATACCCCTGTGCCATATATAGTACAGGAACTTACACTACGGGAAACAGATAAACCATTCCCTTTAAATGAGGGGACATTGACACTGCATTTGTGGGATACAGGTAGCAACGTTACCCGAATTCTTAACATGCGGTCGTGCGTTATAGCACTATTTAACCAATTGATGTATACGGATGATGACGTATCCGGCGCAAGGTTCAATCTGCAAATGGATAGTTTTGTGACAGATGAACCAGGTATTTATCATTATGTTATCTTATTTGATATCCGTCTTTACAAGGCTTCCGAAGCCAAGGCTATATTAGAGCGGGAGGATAGTATGTGATAAGTAAAATATTAGTAGTTAAAGCCGCCAGTGAGGCGGTTTTTTATTTTTAAAAAAATATTAGGAGGACAACATGAAATCGGGGTTAACGGTATCAACAAAAGAGCATATGGTTTTTGGCCCGGGTGAGGTCTTAATCAATTATGACGAAGACCTTGGGACGGGTACTTCTATTGGAGCCACCAGAGGGGGCAGTGAATTCAACCTAAACCGCACTATGCGTCAGATTGCAGTTGACGGACAGCGTGGGCCTTGGATAGGTAGCAATATATTGGACGTAGTCGCCCCTACCCTGACAGTGCGTATGCTGGAAATTACTAAAGCTAACCTGTTGGCAGCGATTGCCGGTGCAGTCGAGGACGCAGACGGGAATATTATCGGCGGTGATGTATCCGAATCATCTTATCTGGAGAATATCGCCATTGTGGGAGAGGATGAACAAGGTAATGATTTTATCTTTATCCTTTACAACGCTCTGCCTACATCAATCAACGCTTTCAATCTACCTGATAAAGGCGAGATAGTTTCAGAAGTGGTTTTCAGTGGCCACTTTGACCCCACTGACCCGGACTCTGAGCCGTGGAAAATCATTCCTGTACCGGCAGGTAGCTAAAGATGGAAGTGCGAGAATTACAGGTAAATGACCTGTTTTCTCTGGCCGAAATCATAATCAAGGCGGGAGAGAAAACACAGGGTAAGATATCAACGGCGATTAAAGCCTCCAAAGGCTCTACTGATAAGGACCTTGAAGGGCTGGGGATTAATATTATCGGGGTATTACTAGTTGATTGCCGTGAGGATATAAAAGCATGGTGCAGCTCGGTATGCGGAATAAGTCCGGAAGAATTTGGTAAATCTAGTCTGAAGGATCTAACTCTGTTTATCCGAGCGCTTAAAGCACAGGAGGGAATTGGAAGTTTTTTGTCCGAATTGCGGGCTCTAATCCCCGTAGGTTTGCTAGGCTAAAAGAGCAAATCCTCGATACCCTCCAAGCCCGATACCACCGTCCGGTAGATGAATGCCTCTTTATGTCATTTTCACGTCTGAATATAATCAGAGACGCAGAGATGCAGACATTCCGTGATGGACTCATTCAGAGTGCGTTTACGGCTTTCCAATTGGGCGCTGGCGGTGACAAGACCTTCGGGGATTATCTATCTCACATAGGGCTGTCAGATAAACCCGCAATCCAGCAGGTTAAAACAAAATTAACCACTCCTGATATTCTCAGGAAATCACAGGAAATACGAGAGCGAGCGGCCAAGCAAAGGACCAGCCGAAGGTTATAACTGGTCTTGCTTGGCCATCATTCGCCTAACCAACTCTCTACTTTCTTCGTCATCAGCTGAAGATAGGTGCTCGATGGTTTGAGACATTTGGGTTTTGTCTGGCCGTTCTTTTTTTAATAGTTGCTTAGCAGTAGATTTGGCTCGGTCTTCACGTTTCCAAACTTGAAAAGTAGCAACTATAACCCACAAAAACATGAAAATAAGAATAGACATCAAAATATTACTATAAACCAAACCAAAAAATGCACTTATTGCGGCCATCAATAAAAAAATAACAAACCCCTTCATAATTACCCCCTTTTTGTAAATTTTAGCATATCCCTCCAAAAGGAGTTTAAACCATGGAAACAATATTTTCGCTTGTTGGCAAGATAGCACTGTCCGGTCAATCTCAGGTTGAGGACGGTCTTAAGAAGACCACAGAACAGGCTAAACAGGTTCAAGATGCCCTTAAACTTATCGGTATCGCATTTACCGCTGTGGGGGCGGCCGGACTTGCTATGGTGTCAACTGCCCGCAAACTGAACTCAGAACTCGGACAAACAGCTATAACATTGGGCGTATCAACTCAGGATATGCGTAACCTTGCTCTAGAGACAACCAATGTAACATTCGGGCTTGAATCTGTAACTGAAACCTTTAACCTGTTAGCCAGAGCGGGTGTAAGAAATACAGAGCAAATGAAAGCCAATGCCAATGCCTTTGATGCTCTGGCTGATGCTACAGGGTCAAGTGCTGAAGCGGTGGCCAATATCTTAATCCCTGCCCTCAAAAACTTTGGTGAGCAATTGCCCGAAAACTCGTCTGATATGGATAAATATACATGGCTGATAAAGAATACGACCTTAACACTTGAGGACTTCGGCTCTGTCATGAACTATGTCGCAGCTTATGGGGCAGACCTAAATATGACAGCCAATGAATTGATTGCCACTCTGGCTGCTCTGGAAGACAAGGGCATATCGGGTAGTGCCGCAACCAAACTGTTGAGAACTGCTATCACACAAGCAAGCGATGCAGGCGTATCTCTCAACAAAATACTGGGGATAACACAAGCAGAGGTTGACGGATATAAAACAGAGATAAGCGAAGCCACTGGAATAACGGATGAGTATGCCGAAGTGGCCAGTACCCAGTACGGAATCATGGACAAACTCAAACAGAAAATCAGCGAAGTAGCCTTGTCTTGGGGGTCGTGGCTAACTCCATTAGAACCGATAATATCTTTAGTATCCGCACTAGGCCCGGCATTAATATTCCTCGCATCTGCTCAGGCCAAAGCTACCTTTCAGACAATCTCTGCTACAGCTGCCTCTATCGCACAGAAAACTGCCACAATAGCACAAACAGTAGCTACGAAAGCACAAACTGCAGCTCAGTGGGCAGCCAATGCAGCCCAAAATGCCAATCCTATCGGCCTAGTAATTGCAGCTGTCGCCGTTCTAACCGCTGGCATCGTGCTATTGGTTAAGAACTGGGATAAGGTAACAAGGTTTTTCAAGGGCTTATTTGGTGGGGCTAATGAAACAGCTACGGCGATTGATAATCTTACTAATAAAATTGAAACCTTAACTAGTGAGCAGGACAAGGCTAAGGCTAAACTCTCTGAAATGGAAGCCGAATTGGATAAGGCTAGGGAGGCCTCCTTCGGTTATGCCGATATCTTGGACGAAGCCAATGCCAACTTGAAATCCCACAAGGACGCCCTGTCAGACGCAGAGGAAGAACTGCAACGTGTGCAAAGCGAGTATGACGCGGCCACCGCGGTTGTAGAGGACTTTGAAAACCAGATAGCGGATGCTAACAGGGAACTCAATAAACTGTCCTCTCCTAACCTTGTGGGAATGCAGAAATACGAAGACCAGATATTCAGTGTCGAACAGCAAATAAAGAAACTGGAACTCGCCCAACTGCAAGAGGGGGAAAGCGAAAGCAGAACACAGCAAATTGAAGACCTGCGGAAACAGCTACAGGTATTAGAACTCCAGAGGGATATTGAATTCGACCCTCTAACACGGTCAGCCAAAGAATCAGTCGAGACTATTCAGGGTCTAAACGATGAAATGGCGCCGGCAGATGTTATGGCACGCATTGCGGAACTGGGAACCGAAATCAGTGCCGATGGGGTACTTGGCAAAGGTCTTACTGAAGCACAGGCAATTCTAGAGGATAAAAATAAAGCACTCGTGGCTCAAACAGGTATCGTATTGGGACTGAAAGGCGAAATAGCTGGATACCAGGCGGAGATTGATAATATAAACGATGCAATCCAGATATTATCTGATAACTGGACCAGAACAATCAAGGCACAGAAAGATGCGGTTGAGTCCTTAGGAGACACTATTGATGATACCAAAGCCAAATTAGATTACCTCAAGACTGGTAAATGGTCTGGCGATGAGATTGATATGCCCGGAACGATTATAAGTGGTGATGAACGGCGAACTGACCTCAGTAAAGATAATTATACCGAGCACAAATCTTTTGATAAGGGCTACTACTACGTGCCCAGATTCGCCAATGGCGGTGATATTAACGAGCCTACCCTATTATACGGACTCAAATCAATGCGTCCTTATGCATTAGCCGGAGAAGCTGGTCCGGAAAAGGTTGTCCCTGCGGGTAAAACGGCAGACAAAACTGTTATCAATAATTATGTCAATATCAATAATCCGATTGTTCGGCAGGAAACCGATATTAAGCGGATTACTCAACAGGTATCTGAAGAGATGCAGCGTTTGTACCAGCGTAACCTCAGACAGGCAGGTGCTTAATGACTGATAGCTTAATCTTCAATAGCTTAGACCTGAGCATATATGGGTTAATTATCAATCGGTCTGGAAACAATCATACTTCATTTAATCGTAACACTATCCAGCTGGATACCCGCGCTTTTGCCTCAAGAGGTAAGCGCGAGGCATTGCAGATTAATACTGATTTTACGATTATTGGTAACAGTCTGTCGGATTCCCAGGAAAAACTGGCCAACATCAAAAGGGTTTTAATCACCTTAGAAACTGGCCAGTTAATCTTTGACAATATGCCCGATGTCTACTATAACGCCTCACTATCCCAATTGGATTGTCAAAGACTGGGGCATAAAGATTTAGTCGGTACGATGTCCTTCCTCTGTGCTGACCCTTACGGCTACTCCACTACTGAGACCGACCAGACTGACAATATAACTACTGACCCGACCGCAGTCACTGTCACTGTCG